TTGCCCTGCAGGACCTTACACGAGGGCGGCCGGATGCTCGTGGAACAGGTGGCCGGATCGCAATGGAATGGGTGGCCGGATGCTCATGGAATCCGTGGCCGGATCACCGTGGTGCGCGCAGCAAGGCCAAGTCCGCCGACGTGCGCCAGATGCAAACGGTGCTCGTCGATCTCGATGCCGGTGATATCGCGACCAAACTCGACCACCTGATCCGGCATCTGGGCGAGCCGACGCTGATCGTCGAAAGCGGAGGCCGCACGCCGGACGGTCTCGACAAGCTGCATGTCTGGTGGCGCCTGACCGAGCCTGCGGAAGCCGAGGATATCGCGCTGCTGTGCCGGTTGCGCGGCGACATCGCGGTCAAGGTTGGTGGCGACACGCATTTTCGTTCGGCGCACCAACCGATCCGTCTGGCGGGATCCATCTATCACAAGGGCGGCTTCAAGCGGCTCGTCACCATCCGTCGCCACAACCCGCATGTCGAGGTGGACCTGCGCGATTTCGCGGAACGGGTCGACGCCATGCCGCCTCTCGTCGGTGTCGGATCGGAACCTGGACCAGCCACATCGAAGCCGTCGATTGCCGATGTCCTGACAACGCCAGTTCGGGAGGGCAGCGAAGATGCTTGGACCCGGTTTCAGGGCGCGAGCGCTGCCATCGGCCATTTCATCCGACTGGCCCATGAGGGGCGCATGGGCCGCGACGAGGCCTGGGAGGCGATCTGCCAATACAACGCCGCGATGCTGCGTCCGAGCTGGCCGCTGGAGAGGCTCGCGACGGAGGCGCAGCGCCTCTGGCGGCTGCATGAAGAAAGGCACGGTCCGCCACTGGAGCGGCTGGCGGTTTCGCCGATGTCGCCATTGCCAGCCTTCACGCTCGGCACGCTCCTCGACGACAAAAGCCCGATGCCTGACGACATCATCGGCCCGCGCGTCCTGACGCCGGGTGGAATGCTGGTTCTCGGCGGCGCGCCCAAGGTCGGAAAGAGCGACTTCCTGATCAGCCTGCTGGTGCACATGGCGGCCGGCATCCCGTTCCTCGGCTTCGCGCCATGCCGCCCGTTGCGGATCTTCTATCTGCAGGCCGAGATCCAGTACCACTATCTGCGCGAGCGGCTTCAGGGCATCCGGCTCGACCCGGTGCTTCTCTCCGCTGCCCGCGACAATCTGGTCGCGACGCCGAAGGTCAGAATGCTGCTCGATGCGGGCGGCGTTTCGCGCGCCGTGGCCGCCGCCCGGGCGCATTACGGCCATGGCGCGCCCGACATCCTCTGCATCGATCCAATCCGCAACCTGTTCGATGGTGGCCCGGATGGCGGCGGCGAGAACGACAACTCGGCGATGCTGTTCTTCCTGCAGGAACGCGTCGAGGTGTTCAGGGATTTCGTGGCGCCGGACGCCGGCCTGATCCTCTGCCACCACACCCGCAAGATCACCAAGAAGCAGCTGGCCGAGGATCCGTTCATGGCGCTCTCGGGCGCTGGAAGCCTGCGCAGCTTCTATACCTCCGGCATCATCATGCACCGGCCGGACGAAGATCGTTCTGAGCGGATGCTGCACTTCGAGCTGCGCAACGGCCCGGGCATCGAGCCGAAGATCATCGACAAAACCAACGGACGCTGGGTGGAAGTCGACCGTTCGGGCGAGCGGCTGGTGCGCAAATCGCTGGGCGAGCGTCTCGATGCCGAGCGCGTACGCAAGCACGATGTCATCCTCGGCATTCTGCTCGACGAAGCGCTTGCAGGCCGCCTCTACACCATCAACCAGTTCGCGGAGGTGTTCGAGAACCGTGGCGGGCTTGGCGGAAAGGACACGATCCGGGACCGCCTGAATGTGCTCGCCACCAAGGGCTTCGTGAAATTCGTCCGCGATGGCGCTCCCTATGGCTTTGGCCCTTCCCGGTCCCGTTTCGGGTTTCTGTGCGTCGAAGCGATGGCCATCCCGACCGACGGCGAAGCGGTCGATCCCGAAACCGGCGAGGTCTCGCAGGCGACCATCGCGGTCCTGCCGACCCACTACAAATCTCCCCAGACCGGCGCATTGCTCGAGGTCGAGAACCCGCATGTCTGGGTCTATCCGGAGGGCGAACCGTCATGATCGCGCCCGCGTCGCTCATCGCGCACGCCTGCGCTCCGGCCAGTTTGAACCAGATGGGGTGCGGTTCCGAAACTGCTCCGTCATTCTCGCGCCAAACTGCGCTTCACCCCGTCGAGACCAGATGGGGCGCGATGCCCAAACTGCCCCTTCGGAACTGCGCGCGAGCCAGATTGGCTGCGCTGCAATCAGATTGGGTCGTGAGTACTGGCCGAAACTCCCGAAACTGGAATTTCCTCATCCACGTCAATGACTTGGCGTGGCCAGCAAGTTCAGGGGGCAAAGCCACCCCCTTCAGGGGTGGGGGAGACCGCCGCAGGCGGGGTCTCCCAACCCCACCCCTAGGTGCTGCGCGCGCGTGGCGTGCGGCGAATCTCTCATCCCCGACAACACTCGAACAGGATCAACCAGCATGAGCATGCATCCATCACCCGTTCTTGTCGCCGACTGCCAACCTGCATCCATCGGCTCTGCATCTGCGGGCAGCAGCATCCTCGCCCTCGATCTTGGCACCACCACCGGCTGGGCAAGCCTCGTTGGCGGCATCGTCCAGAGCGGCACGGTCTCCTTCCGACCCAGCCGCTATGATGGCGGCGGCATGCGCTATCTGCGCTTCCAGCGCTGGCTCGATACGCTCGTCCACCACAATGACGGCCTGGCCACAATCTACTTCGAGGAAGTCCGTCGGCATGTTGGCACGGATGCCGCCCATCTCTACGGCGGTTTCCTGGCAACACTGACCGCGTGGTGCGAGCGTGAGCAGGTCGCCTATCAGGGCGTTCCGGTCGGCACCATCAAGCGCTTTGCGACCGGCAAGGGCAACGCCGACAAGCACGCGGTGCTCGCCGCCGTCACAGCGCGCGGCTTCCGGCCTGTCGACGACAACGAGGCCGACGCGATCGCCATCCTGCTCTGGGCGATGGAGACCCGGGGAGGTGTGCTGTGAGGTGGTCACCACGAGGATATGGCGGCCAACGCCGCAGCCCTGAAGACGTCAAGCGCGATGGCTGGCGCGAGCAGCGCGTCCTTGCGGTGTCGATCGACGATGCCCGCCTGACTTGGCCCGAACGTGAACTGATCCGGCAACTCGGCGAGAAGCTCTATGGCGATCGCAACCAGCCCAAGGAGGCGCGCCGATGACCAACTGGACGCCAAGCCTTGTCGAAGCACGGCTCGCAGAAGCGGCCTTTGTGCTCAAGCGCCTGCCCGAACCACGGCGGCAGGGATACTTCAGCACATGGCCCGAGATCATCCATGGCTTTGCCGACAAGGTCGAACAGGAACCGAAGCCGATGCGCGTGCTTCCGTCGCCTGCGGCCATCAGCCGGATGGAGGAGACGCTGAGCTGGACCGTCGGGCTGGATCCGGTCGAGGGCAAGATCATCTGGCTGCGTGCGCACGGCGAGCGCTGGAAAACGATCTGCTGGACTGTCGGCTTGCAGCGCTCTGCTGCCCACCAGCATTGGCTCTATGCGCTGTGCGTCATTGCTTTCCGGCTTAATGGACGGCGGCTCAACCGCAGCTACTCGAAGCGCAAGGTGATCGAACTGGCTGGCGCGGCGCAGCGGTGAGTAGCGGCGAGCAAAGTGTCCGCCGGACAGTTTTCGCGCGGACAGAAATGCCGGTTCAGGGTAGATTTTGGGCTAACCTCGGGACAGACGCGCTCAATGAGCTGCGCCATCCCGACCTGCCTGACGAGTTTGGTTCCTTCCCGGCGGATACCCTATGCGGGAGGGCGCGGCGCGAAACGTCGCTAGCGCCAGGCCGGATTTTTTGGGAAGCCACCCGGAGTCCAGCGCCTTTCATGGCCGCTCGGAAGTCCTGACGAACACAAGCTTTTTTGCCTTATGACGCCTGCCATGCCTGGACCCTTCGCGGAGTCCGGTTTGGCATCCGGCATCCAGCGGCGGATCGACGGCAACACGCCCAGCCACCACCGGACATCATGACCCTCAGCTTCGCTCCCGAAGCGATCGAGACCTGGCCGCTCGACCGCCTGCGCCCCTATGCGCGCAACGCCAAGACCCATGGCTTGGACCAGGTCGCCAGGATCGCCGCCAGCATGGCGGAGTTCGGCTGGACGGTCCCGGTTCTGGTGTCGAGCGATGGCGAGGTCATTGCCGGCCATGGCCGGATCATGGCTGCCACGCAGCTCGGCCTCACCGAAGCGCCGGTCATCGTGCTCGACCATCTGACCGAAGCGCAGCGTCGCGCCTATCGCATAGCCGACAACAAGCTGACCGAACTCGGGGCCTGGGACGATGCGCTGCTTTCCGGCGAACTGCAGGAACTCGTCGCCGATGAATTCGATCTGTCGCTGATCGGCTTCTCCGATGGCGAACTCGACCGGCTGCTCGCGCTTGAACCGGGGGCCGAGGCAGCCGACGGCGCGGGCGTCGCCCCCGTCGTGATCCCGGAACCGCCGCGCAATCCGGCATCTCGTCTCAGGGATCTGTGGATTCTTGGCGATCACCGGCTGCTCTGCGGCGACAGCACAAGTGCCGCCGATGTTCGCCGCCTGATGAATGGCGAGCGGGCGATCCTGTTCGCCACCGACCCGCCTTATCTCGTCGATTACGACGGTTCCAACCATCCGACCCGCAACAAGGACTGGTCGCCATCCTACGGCGTGACCTGGGACGACAGCAGCCAGGGCGCGGAACTCTATGACGGTTTCATCGCGGCGGCCGTTGCCGAGGCGATCACCGAGGACGCCGCCTGGTATTGCTGGCACGCCTCGCGCCGCCAGGCGATGCTGGAAGCCTGCTGGGAGAAGGCGGGCGCGTTCGTCCATCAGCAGATCATCTGGGTGAAGGACCGCGGGGTACTGACCCGGTCGCACTACCTCTGGAAGCACGAGCCCTGTTTCATGGGCTGGATCAAGGGCAAGCGCCCGCCGAAAGTGGCAGAGGAAACGCTGCCATCGACGTGGGCGCTGCCCAGCTTCGCCAAGGATGACCGGCCCGATCACCCGACCCCGAAGCCGCTCGACGCCTTCGGGATCCCGATGCGCCAGCATGTGGCGCGCGGCGGGCTTTGCTACGAGCCGTTTTCCGGCTCGGGATCGCAGATCATGGCGGGCGAGACCAATGGCCGCCGTGTCTTCGCGATGGAGATCAGTCCGGCTTATGTCGATGTCGCCATCGAGCGCTGGCAGGCCGACACCGGGAGCGAGGCGTTCCTCGACGGCGACGGACGGACCTTCGCGCAGGTGAAGGCCGAGCGACTGGGAGACGGAGCGGGCAGTCCGCCTGCCACCAATGCCGTTCCTGAACCTGCGCCAAAGCGCAAGACCGCCGCGTGACATGCATGACCTGGCTCTACATCCCTCCGGAGATGCTTCCGGAGCCGGAGGCGCGTGCCTTTTCGGCCTATCCCTCTGCTCCGGCGCAGGCGGGATCGACCTCGGGCTCACCATCGCACTGCCCGGATATCGTGCTGTGGGCCATGTCGAACGGGAAACCTTCGCCGCAGCCATTGTCGTGGCGCGGATGGAAGACGCGTCCCTGGATCGCGCGCCTGTCTGGGACGACGTTGCCAGTTTCGACGGTAAACCATGGCGCGGCGCGGTGGACATCCTTTCTGCGGGCTATCCGTGCCAGCCGTTCTCCGTTGCGGGCAAGCGTCGAGGCGCGGACGATCCGCGCCACCTCTGGCCTCACTTCGCCCGCATCATCGGCGAAATCGAGCCGCCCTTCGTCTTTCTTGAGAATGTCGCCCATCATCTGCGCCTCGGCTTCCCCGAAGTCGCCACAGGACTGGTCGGCATGGGCTACCGCCTTGCGGCAGGCCTCTTCACGGCGGCGGAAGTCGGCGCGCCCCACAGGCGCGAGCGGCTGTTCATCCTCGCAGTCCGCGAAGGAGACGAACTGGCCAACCCCGCGCGCCTGCTCCGGGACCCGGTCGAGTGGCGGGAACCGGACGGAACTGCTGCCGCTCTGGCCGACGCCGAGGGCCAGCGCGAACGAGAACCGGCAGACGAAGCCGACGCCGTCGCAGGACGCGGGCCAGCACGGGATGAACCTTGCGACGACGGCAGCGCTCTGGCCGACACCGCAGACCGACAGCTTCCGCAGCCGAGGTGGCGAGCGGCGCGACGAGAAGGGTCTGGACCGGATGGCGCGGGACTGGCCGACGCCGATGGCGAACGATGGCTGCAAGCCGAGCGCAGGCAACCGCCGGACGGCCGATCTGACCCATGCGGCGGGAATGTGGATGACGCCGACGGCGCGCGATCACAAGGATGGCGCGACGACCTTGGAGAATACGCCGGTGAACGGCCTGCTTGGCCGCCAGGTCCTGGTGACGCCGATGGCTGGGCGCGATACATCCGAGCTGCGCCGAACCTTGAACCCGCTGTTCGTCGAGGCGCTGATGGGTTGGCCCACCGGGTGGACCGGCTTCGCCTCTGTGGCAACGGCGTGGTCCCACTGGTTGCGGCGCATGCGCTGCGAACTCTGGCGGCTGAACTGCTGGCCGATGGATGAGGCAGCGGCATGAAGCAATCCCGCGCCATGTCGCTGGTCGAGTCCGTCGCCAACGTGATCGTCGGCTACGGCGTCTCCGTGGTCGCGCAGATCTTGATCTTCCCGGTCTTCGGGCTGCACACGACGCTGGCGCAGAACCTGATGATGGGCGCAGTGTTCACGGTGGTGAGTATCGCCCGTTCCTTTGCCCTGCGGCGGGTGTTTGAGGCGATCAGAGTTAGTAAAACACGGTAGGAAAGCACTGAGCGAGGCAGCATTTTAGTTATAGTTGAAGCGCATCTGCTCAAGTAATATAACGCCGATCAAGGTGGACCGTTCTAAGAACCTCGCCATTTCAGCGAGATTTTGATTCAATACCTTTGTTTGAACAGAGGGATGATGCGGGATGCGGGGCCAGCCAGGATTTTTCGATATCGACGAACGGTTGAAGCGCCTGAGCGACCTCGGCGATCAACTCGAGGCCTTTGCCGGAGCGGTTGAGTTCGAGATTTTCCGGGCCGATCTGGTGAAGGCGCTGGCCTATTCGGATGGATCCCAAGGCGGCCGACCGCCCTTCGACCCCGTGATGATGTTCAAGGTCCTGGTCATCCAGGCCGCCAATAGCCTGTCGGATGAGCGGACAGAGTTCCTGATCAGCGACCGGTTGTCTTTCATGCGCTTTCTCGGGCTTGGGCTTTCGGATCGCGTTCCGGATGCGCGGACGATCTGGCTGTTCCGGGAGAAGCTTACCAAAGCCGATGCGATCCAAGCCTTGTTCGACCGGTTCGACGCCGCGCTGCGGGCCTCGGGCTACATCGCCATGGGCGGGCAGATTGTGGATGCCAGCCTGATCGCCGCGGCGAAGCAGCGCAATAGCGAGGAAGAGAAGAACGATCTCAAGGAGGGACGTATCCCGGAAGACTGGAAGGCCAAGCCGGCCAAACTCCGGCAAAAGGATCGGGATGCCAGATGGACCGTCAAGTTCTCGAAGGCGAAGGAGCGGCATGATGGAACCAAGCCGCCGGTTGATATCGCGATCCCGACCTTCGGGTATCAAAACCACATCTCGATCGACCGGCGGTTCGGCCTGATCCGGAAGTGGCAGGCCACGGACGCCGCGGCGTATGAGGGAGCACGTCTGCGTGAGGGGCTGCTCGACAAGTCCAACACAGCCAGCAGCGTCTGGGCGGATACGGCCTATCGCTCGAAGGCCAACGAGATGTTCATGGACGAGAACGGCTTCGTCTCCCGCGTTCACCGGAAAAAGCCGAAAGGGCGCGTCATGGCCCGCCGCACAGCGATCGCCAATGGCCGCAAATCGAGAATCCGCAGCCATATCGAGCATGTCTTTGCCGAGCAGAAATCGAGAATGAACCTCGTGATCCGCACGATCGGCATTGCCCGCGCCACGTTGAAAATCGGCATGGCCAACATCGTCTACAACGTGAAACGGCTGATCTGCCTCGAAAAGGCGGCGATGGCATAGCGGGATAGGCCGAGGCGTCGGGTTGGCGACCCAAATGGGCCACCTTTGGCAGGATCAAAAGCCCGGTTCACGCCAACGGTCCGGAAACGCCTACGACCGACACGGCCGAAATGGCGTTGATAGAACCGTCCAGGTTTGTCAGCGTTTCCAACGTGCTTTGATCAAATGGCTATCAAGCCAATCAGCAAGCTTCTCTGTTTCCTCGATCGCTGTATAAAGCTGATCCCGCGACACGTGTACTGCTGGGCTCAAGAACGAGAGATTTGCGAGGTCGTCATCACTAAACATCGACCGGTCTTGTTCACTCATGAAAAACAGAGAATTATGCTTTTCTCTATCCGCCTTGGAGTGAGTGACTCGCATTGAAGTTATCTCTTCTGGATGCTGATCTCTGTTCCGCGCTAGCGTGATCTGCTCAACCAAACCGAGATCTGCTGGGCAATCTCGGCGTGAAATTCTAAGAACTTGCTCATAGCAATTTATGTACCCTTCAACAAAGCCTTTCTGGAATGCCTTCTTCCGCTCGCCATTTTCCCATTGCACACCGATTTGTTTTTCCCACGTTCTGAAGAATAGTAGTAGTGAGGGTGAAAGCATAGACAAGCAGGTACGACCCAATACCTCACGGCCTTCCGATGCCTCAAGCCACTCGACTAGATACGCTGGCTCGCCATCTTCGCTGTAAGGAGGGTTATCAAATGGCGGCAGCCCGTCCTCAATTGCCTTCATGATCCCATCAAACGGACCAGCGGCCGTATCGTAGAACTGCCTGATGAAGCGGGTGCGCTCCCTGAAAAAATGCAGTACGTCCATGCGCGGCCCAATTCCATAGAGAGGCCGCTGTCTCAACGAAGTGCGGCGGATTCCATCGCGTCGGCCCTATTGCCGTAGGTTGCCCTTACATCAGAACCCGCACAAGAGCAGATAGCCACAGCTAAAAGAGCGACAACTCTCCGGAAATTGCTGCCGCCGCCCCAGTGGGACGGCGGCCATCAACCTGTCGGGGTCCGGTGTGTCAGGCGGCAGGGAGTTTGTACACGCGCCCGCGTCCCTCGACCTTCTCAGATGTCACGTCGAGACCGAGCTTCTTCTTCAGCGCCCCAGCGATAGCGCCGCGCACCGTGTGGGCCTGCCAGCCGGTGGCGGCCGTGATCTCCTCGATGGTTGCGCCTTCCGGCGCGCGCAGCATGGCGATCAGCGCGGCCTGCTTGGTCCCCGCGCGCGGCGTGCGCGTCGATGGTGCGGCTTCGGGGGTGGTATCCGGCATGGGTTCCGCTGTCGGCTCTTCTGTCGCGAAAGTGGGCGTGGTTTCGGCATCATCCGGCTCGATGCCGATGGCGGCGAGGCCAGCATGGGTGGCGACCAGCGTTGTGCCGTGGCCGTCACCGGTTTCGCGCCAGACCGGTTCGCCCCGGCGTGAGTTTACTTCGACCTCTTGGATCAGTCCCTTTGCGATCATCGCGCCGACGACCTTGGCGGCGGCACCGCCGCGCAGGTTGTCGGGCAGCGGCAGGGCAATGCGCTCGGGTCGCTGAGAAGCGGCGCTCAGGATGATGGCTTGGGTGTCGGAAAGCTGTGACATCGGAACCTCCGGTTCGAGAGCGCCGCGACCATCGCTGCGCTTCTACGAGGCCAAGCCCCGCTCTCGCGGGGCTGGCGCGGAAGTCGGCCGGATCATTCGGCGTGTTCGCCTTCGCGGAAGGCGCTGTCGGTGATGCGCTTGAGCAGTTCGGCGTAGTGGGCGAGCGTCCCGACGTGGCCCCAATGCACCTCGTTGGGATGGACCTCGAAATGCTCGTCGCTGAGGGCCGCAAGCCGCGTCAGCATGGCCTCGATCTCGACCTTGCGGGCGATGAAGGCGTCGAGGGCCTGTGCGTTTCGGGGTGCGCGGGTCATCCGGGGTCTCCTTGGTTCGTGACCCCATACAGGCTCTGTCCCGGACGCTTATCAAGGCAATAAGTGCATCAAAACATTATGGTTTCGGAGCGAACATGCAGGGCATGAGCGAGCGCCAGTACGCGTCCCATGTCGGCTTGTCGCGGGGCGCGATCCAGAAGGCGAAGACGTCGGGACGGCTCGTTCTTCAAGCCGATGGTTCGATCGATGCGCGGGCCAGCGATGCGCGCCGCGCATCCATGACCGACCCGTCGAAGCAGCGCCGGGATGGCGGCGAAGCCAAGCTGAAGCCCGTCCCCGATGCGGCCTTGTCCGCAGTCGGCGACACGCTTCGCGAAAGCGGCATCGCGCCTTCTCCGGCTGGCGGCGGGACCACGTTCCTTCAGGCCAAGACCGCCAACGAGGTGCTGAAGGCTCAGGAACGGCGTCTGCGGCTGCAGCGCATGAAGGGCGAGGTTATCGACCGGGCGCGGGCGACAGCTCTCGTCTTTCGACTGGCGCGCGAGGAGCGCGATGCGTGGGCGAATTGGCCCGCACGGATCGCAGCACTGATGGCGGCGGAACTCGGCCTCGAAGCGCACGCGATGCAGAAGGTTCTGGAGACCCATGTCCGAGCGCACCTCGCCGATCTCGCCGAGGTCGCCACAGATTTTCGCTGACGCGGACCGTCGGTCCGAGGAGCTGTTCGCCTTCGAAGGCGTGGATGCGCTCGCCCAAGCCTGGCGCGACGGCCTGACGCCCGATCCTGCGCTCAACGTCTCGGGATGGGCGGATCGGCATCGGTTCCTGAGCCCGCGCGCTTCGGCCGAGCCGGGGCGCTATCGCACCGACCGCACGCCCTACATGCGCGCCATCATGGATGCGCTGTCGCCGGGCAATGCCGCGCGGCGCATCGTCTTCATGAAGGCGGCGCAGGTCGGGGCCACCGAGGCCGGGAATAACTGGATCGGCTATGTCATCCATCATGCGCCGGGACCCATGCTCGCGGTCCAGCCGACAGTGGAACTCGCCAAGCGCTTCTCGCGCCAGCGCATCGATCCGCTGATCGCGGAAAGCCCGGTGCTGCGCGAGCGCGTCAAACCGCAGCGCTCGCGCGATGCCGGCAACACGGTTCTGTCGAAGGAATTCCCCGCGGGACTGCTGGTCATCACTGGCGCGAACAGCGCGGTCGGCCTGCGCTCCATGCCGGCGCGCTATCTGTTTCTCGACGAGGTCGACGCTTATCCGCCGTCCGCCGACGAGGAAGGCGATCCGGTCGCCTTGGCCGAGGCGCGCACGCGCACGTTCTCCTGGCGCTCGAAGGTCTTCCTGACATCTACGCCGACGATCCACGGCACTTCGCGGATCGAGCGCGAGTTCGAAGCCAGCGACCAGCGGCGTTTCTTCGTGGCTTGCCCGCATTGCGATCACCGCCAGTGGCTCCGCTTCGAGCGTCTGCGCTGGGAGAAGGGTCAACCGCACACGGCGCACTACGTCTGCGAGTCTTGCGACGGCCAGATCGAGGAACATCACAAGACAGCCCTGATGATGTCCGGCGAGTGGCGACCGACGCGCGATGATGCGCACTCGGGAACGGTCGGCTACCACCTATCCGGGCTCTATTCGCCGGTGGGCTGGCTCTCATGGGCTGACATCGCCCGGATGTGGGAAGCCGCGCAGACCAGCGACGAGGCCAAACGCAGCTTCAAGAACGGCGTCCTCGGCGAGACCTGGATCGAGACCGGCGAAGCGCCGGACTGGCAGCGGCTCTACGAGCGGCGCGAGCCCTGGCGCATCGGAACGGTGCCGAGCGGCGGCCTGTTCCTCACGGCAGGCGCCGACATCCAGAAGGATCGCATCGAAGTCTCGATCTGGGCCTGGGGTCGCGGGCTCGCGAGCTGGCTCGTCGACCACATCGTCATCCCCGGCGGCCCGGACAGTGCCGAGGCTTGGGCCGCTTTGACGGATCTCCTCGGCCAGACCTGGCCGCACGCCCATGGCGTTCGCCTGAGCCTGTCGAAACTTGCGATCGACACAGGCTTCGAAGCGCCCGCCGTCTATGCATGGGCGCGCCAGCAGGGATTTGCGCAGGTCATTCCCATCAAAGGCGTCGAGGGATTCAATCGCGCCGCGCCGGTCACCGGCCCGACCTTCGTGGATGCAACCGAAGGTGGCCGGAAGATCCGCCGCGGCGCGCGGTTATGGACCATCGCCGTCGCGACCTTCAAGGCCGAGACCTATCGATTCCTGCGCCTTGTCCGTCACACCGACGAGGACGCGGCGGACGGAGCGCAGGGCCCGGCCGGACTTGTGCACTTGCCCCAGGGCGTCGACGCCGAATGGGTGAAGCAGCTGGTTGCTGAGCATCTCGTGACCGTCACCACCAAGCGCGGCTTCCAGAAGCTCGAATGGCAGAAGGTGCGCGAACGCAACGAGGCTCTGGACTGCCGGGTCTATGCCCGCGCCGCCGTCTGGATCGCCGGAGCCGATCGCTGGTCGGAGGACAAGTGGCGCGATCTCGAAGATCAGGTCGGCCCGCAGCCTGCGGACAGCGACGACACGCATTCGAACATCGAAGCCGGGCGTCTCGCCCGCCTAACCCCGCCATCAACCAAGCGGCAGAGCGATTGGCTCGGCCCGCGTGTGAAATGGTTCTGAGGATGAGTCATGGCCTGGACGACCGACGAACTCGATGCGCTGAAGCGCGCCTATGCCAGCGGGACGCTCCGGGTCAGCTATGACGGCAAGACAGTCGAGTATGGCTCGGCGGACGACCTGCTGAAGCGGATCCGCACCATCGAGACCGAGATCACGGCATCCTCCGGTGTGTCGCGCCCCATCGCGGGCTATGCCGGGTTCGGACGAGGCGACCGGTGAGCCAGATCACCTTCCTCGACCGGATGGTGGCGTGGGCCGCGCCCGAGGCTGGTGTGAGACGGGCGCTCGCGCGGCGCAGTTTCGAGGCGCTGAGCGCCAAGAACCATGGCAATTCCCGCGGCTATGACGGCGCGGCCAAGGGGCGGCGCACTGACGGCTGGAAGGCGGCGGGAACATCCGCTGATGCCGAGATCGCCGCCGCAAGTGGCCTTCTGCGGGACCGCATGCGCGATCTCACCCGCAACAATCCGCACGCGGCGAAGGCTGTGTCCGTCCTGGTCAACAACATCGTCGGCAGCGGCATCATTCCCCGCGCTGCGACGGGTGACGCCAGGCTCGACGAGACGGTTGACCGACTCTGGACCGAGTGGACCGCCGCCTGCGACGCCGATGGACAACTCGACATCTTCGGGCTGCAGACCCTGGCCGTGCGGGAAATGATCGAGGCTGGCGAGGTGCTGATCCGCCGCCGCCCGCGACGTCCGAGCGATGGTCTGGCGGTGCCGCTCCAGGTCCAGATCATCGAAGCCGACCTGCTGGACAACACCCGCAACGGCGATCTCGCCGATGGCGGCCGGCTGCTGCAGGGCATCGAGTTCGATCCACTGGGTCGACGCCGCGCCTACTGGCTCCATGCCCAACACCCTGGCGATGCGGTCATCACCATGCGCCGGCGTCTGGAGAGCCTCGCCATCCCGGCGAGCGACGTGCTGCATCTTTACGAGAAGCAGCGCACGCAGGTTCGCGGCGTCCCATGGGGCACGCCGGTGATGCGGGCGCTGCGCGATCTCGACGACTGGACGCAAGCCGAATTGGTCCGCAAGAAGACGGAAGCCTGCGTCGTCGGCATCGTGCTTGGCGCCGACGAAGCCGATCAGGGCATCGCCCCTTCGGTGGTCGACGCCGACGGCAACCGCGTCGAGCAGTTCGAGCCCGGGCTGATCGCCTATGCGCGCGGAGGCAAGGACATCCGCTTCAATCAGCCCGCCACGACGGCGGGTGTCGGTGAATGGCTCCGCGCGCAGCTTCACATCGTGGCGGCGGGATTCCGCATGCCCTACGAGCTGCTGACCGGTGATCTCAGTCAGGTGAACTATTCATCGATCCGGGCCGGGCTCGTGGAGTTTCGCCGGCTGATCGATGCCGTCCAATGGCAGATCGTCATCCCCGTGCTTTGCCAGCCCATGTGGGTCTGGTTCTGCCAGGCAGCGTGGGCTGCCGGGAAACTGCCGCGCCCGGACATTGCGGTCGAATGGTCGCCGCCGCGCTTCGAAGCCGTGGACCCGTTGAAGGACGCAATGGCCGATCTTCTGGCCTTGCGCTCGGGCACCATGTCGCTGGCGCAGGCCATCGCGCGTCAAGGCCACAACCCCGATGCGGTTCTCGCCGAGATCGCCGCCATGAACGCCAAGATCGACGCCCTCGGGCTCATTCTCGACAGCGATCCGCGGCGCGTAACGAAAACTGGCGTGATGCAGGCCGACACGACCGGCCAACCCGTCAATCCCGACACCTGAGCTTTTCACAATGACCCGAAACATCAACCTGCCACCGCTGACGCGGGCGGCGGATCTGTTGCCTGCGTCGATCGATGCGGCCGAGCGCACCATCGACGTGGTCTGGTCCACAGGCGCGCGCGTGCGCCGCAATCCGTTCTTCGGCGATCCCTTCGACGAGGAACTGGCGATGGATCCGCGCGCCGTCCGTCTTGATCGCCTGAACGCAGGCGCGCCGCTCCTGAAGGTTCATGATGCCTCGGTGCTCGACAGCATCATCGGCTCGGTCGTGCCGGGCAGTGCCCGCATCGAGAATGGACGCGGCATTGCCCGTGTCCGCTTCTCCGACCGGGTTGAAGTCGAACCGCTCTGGAAGGACGTCGAGGCCGGGCACATCCGTGCGGTGTCGATCGGCTACCAGGTCCATCGCTTCGAAGTGTCGAGGCAGGCAGGCGCGCCCGAGCTGTGGCGCGCGGTCGATTGGACACCCTTCGAGATCTCCGCAGTGCCCATCGGTGCTGATCCGGCGGCGGGCTTCCGCGCCGAGAAATCCTCCGAAAGTTCTTTGCCCCTTCACCCCTGCGTCGTCCACCGTGCCGACGTTTCCATCGAGGAGAAAGCAGCCATGGCCGACGCGCCCGAACCCCTTGAACAGAGCGCCAACACCGAAGCTCGTCCCGATGCCCCGGAACTTCCGGCGCGCCGTCCCGAACCGCAGCTCGATCCCGACGCGATCGCAGCCCGTGCGCGCGATGCCGAACGCAGCCGCGTCTCTGCGATCTTCGATCTGCAGGCTCGACTTGGCCTCAAGCGGGCCCTCGCGGATGACCTCGTGAAGCGTGGGGTCGCGATCGAGGATGCCCGCCGCGAGATCCTCGACACGCTTGCCTCGACGGCGGACGAAACCCGAGTGTTCGCGCAGGCGGCAAGCCCGATGGGCGGGCGCGACGAGCGCGTCACGCGGCGCGAGGCGGTCGCAGGCGCGTTGCTGCACCGTCATTCGCCAACGCTGTTTCCGCTTGCCGAGCCGGCGCGGGAGTATCGCGGCCTGACCCTGATCGAACTGGCCCGCGAGTTCCTGGCATCCGCGGGCATCAACGTGCGCGGGCTTTCCCGCGACGAGATCGCCACGCGCGCCCTTCACTCCACCTCGGACTTTCCGGAGGTTCTTGCTGCCGTGACGGGCAAGACGCTCAGGCAGGCCTATGATGCCTATCCGCGCACTTATGTTCCCTTCTGCCGGCAGGTGCTCGCGACCGACTTCAAGGCGATGCACCGTGTGCAGCTCGGAGAAGCGCCGCAGCTCGTGAAGGTGAACGAGGGCGGCGAATTCAAGCGTGGCACTCTTGCCGAAGGCCGCGAGAGCTACCGTGTCGAGACTTACGGGCGCGTCGTTGCGGTCACGCGGCAGGTCCTCATCAACGACGATCTCGACGCCTTCACCCGCATTCCGGCGATGTATGGCACGGCGATCGCCACGCTGGAGAGCGATGTGGTCTGGGGCATCATTCTGGCCAACGCCGCCATGAGCGACTCGATCGCGCTGTTCCACCAGACCCACGGCAATCTGGCGAACCCAGCCACCGCCCTGAGCGTCACCGCGATCGGTGCGGCGCGCGCTGCCATGGCCCGGCAGACAGGGCTCGACAAGAAGACGATCCTCAATGTCCGGCCCGCCTATATCATCGTGCCGGCATCGCTCGAACTCGCTGCCGAGCAGCTTGTGGCGCAGAACCTTGTGCCTGCCCAGACCGGCAACGTGGTCCCGTCCTCGATCCGCACCCTGACGCCGATCTCCGAGCCTCGTCTCGATGCCGCGAGCCTCACCTCATGGTACCTCGCCGCGAACCCCGCCCAGATCGACACCATCGAGTACGCCTACCTCGAAGGCCAGCAAGGCGCCTACATCGAGACGCGCAACGGCTTCGATGTCGACGGCGTCGAGATCAAGTGCCGCCTCGACTTCGGCGCG